TAGGTTTATCGCAAAGAATACTTGCTCGAAGCAAATGATTTATAGCCATAACTGTTTTGCCAAATCTTCTATGGCAGACTATTACGGCCCATCTATGCTTATCCAGATTAGTATGCAATTCATTTTGCAATTCTCTGGGAGTATATGGAATAACTATCTCAGGCAATGTGTGTGACTCCTTGATCGGTGTTATACGCTACTAGAACCCAGGCGACTTTTTTTGGGGGTAGGTGCCAGGTTTTTCGTATATATGTTGTTGTATTTGTTGTTGCGATTGATTTAACCGCAGAACTCAGCCAATAACTAGGGGAACCGATCCCCTGGAGCTGTCGCCAATCGCATGTGCGCATGAACAACGACAGGGCCATGCATACAACAACGGTATTAGTAGCCCTTGATATTTATTGTTGGCCTTTTAAATCCTGGAAACTTTGTTGGCCTTCCTCCAAGATCCTTTGCTCCTGTTCGTCTAGTATTGCTTTGATCAGTTGTAGGCTTTTGTCCTGGAGGAAGCATGTTAGCATAAGACATCTTACCCATTGTCATCTCCCCATCTAATCGTTATCTCACCAGACTCTTTCTTGTCTTCTACTTTGTTACGCAAAGATCCTCTTGGTTGCAATTGTGTTCGTCTCTTGTCTAACCAATAGCTTGTCTTGTCTCTTCTTAAGATCTCTGTGTGTTTCTCTTTGACATCTATTGGATAGCTTTCGTTCCACATGTCCATCATGGTGTCGTGGATCTTCTCAGCTTGTAAGGCTCGTGCCTTCATGTATGCTTCAAAGTCTTCTTCGCTATCTTGTACATGTCTTAAAACTGTTCTATCAGATGGTAGATCGTCATCCTTGCAGATCTGCGTCAGGCTCTCACCGTCTACTATACGGTCTAATATCTTTTGGAATGTTTTCTTGTTAACTCGTGCCATTAGATGATCAGCAATATTATTGCACCAGCTAATGTGCTACCTAAAAGGATCTGTAGTCCTCTTGGTGTTAAGTTATGAAATAGTTCTAATATCTTGTCTTGAATTGTCTCTAGCATATCTTGTCCTTTATCTCCGTGTTAGGCTTGCCTAGAGCATACAGCATTACGGCTGTATCAAGCCTTGAAGGGAGGAGGGTTGTTATTTTTAGAAAGGATGTGTCTTGTTGTTAACCTATAAGGAGAGGACACAAAAGCCCTAGGTTATCAATTAGTAGCCTTTTTTCGTGTCATTGGCAACACATTTTGTGCTGTTGGTAGCTTGACATACCATAGCTTGTATAGAGCATCCAGGTATCGTCTCTTCACGGTTCGTGGATCTAAGTGCATTTGGTTCGCTACTTTGGCCCAATTAGGTCCTCTATCACGGTAAGCTCCTGTCATATTCACAGACCAAATTAGTCTCCTGTCATCCTGGTCACAATACTGCAATAGGATCTGCCAGGCTATGTCATAGCGATCTAATTGTTGTGGTGTTGGTTTTGGCAATCGTGTCTTTGCTTTGCCATAACCATAAGCTTGCCAATCGGTCTTGTAGTCAGGCCAATAGGTGAGCTTGTGTTTGTGTCGTACTGATGGAAGTCCCTTCTCTGTTCGGCATGCTTCGTCAAAGAGCTGATCAAGTTTATTGATGCCGTGATCAGTTATATCCTTGATGCGAGCTTTTAGGTTTTTATCCAAGCCTTCAGCTCCTTAATCGTCATGTTCGATACTTTGTATGCTAATTTGGCCCAGGCATCTCTGGACATGTTCTTGCTTGCTATGGAAAGTTTCTTATTGGCTTGTGATTGGACATAGCCCTCTTTTAGTCCTCTATCTTTAGCTTTTATATATTCAGGGCTACAATGTTTCGTAGCATCTTTTAGCATGCTAATAATTAGCTTGCTGTTATTTGTTTTTTTATAAGAATGTTTTTGGTTTAAGGCTTTAAGCAAGCCCTCTGTCGTAGATGTGTCTTGCTTATAATTAGCTTGTTCAGTATCACATTTTGAAGTCATTGTAAATCCTCTTTAAGCAATCCCAATAATACCGTAGTGTCATCTTCTCCAGACCGAGATCCAGGTCGTGGAAAAGTAACATCCATTTCTGATCTTCCGATAGTTTGGGCTTGTGTGAAGCAGTCTTTTCTGAGTTGTCCTGTTTCATAGTCCAGCTCGTAACACAGCAGTTTGTTGGATCCATTGATTACCCATCCGCCTAAATGTGCATAGTGTTTCGTTTTGCATATAAAACATTTGCCTACACATATTATCTTTTTCCTCGGCATATCATTTCATCAGCCATTTATAATGTTTGATCATTGCCAGGCCGACATCGTAAAAGTTTGCACGGTAAAATCCCTTGCCTGTATATCGTGTGGGTTTTAGGTCCAGGGCTTCCATAGCTTCCTGTGGAGTAAATCCTTCCAGCTCCCAATACTTGAGTTGCTCGGCAACAATAAAGAACCTCTCATGGGCCTTTACATCAAGTGGGTTAGTAAAAATATCTTCTTCAATATTATCCATTAATTGTTGGTTCATCTGTCATGTCCTCTCTTGTAGCTTCGTACCAGGAATAAAAATCATGTGGTGTTACTTCGCCCATGGTCGACTCCTGGACAGCAACAATGTTTTCTGGTTCTGGAAAATTAAAATCTTTATGGTTGGCTGGTAGCATCCATCGCCTAACGATAGATCCATTGGCCACACCAAATCTATTTGCTAATTGTTTGAGGGTTAATTTTTTACCAGACTTTTTTTCCTGATTCTTAACCCAAGTTTGTAAATCCATTGCAATCTCCTTGCATAAGTTATCAACAGTTTTGGGATATTTTCAGAACTAATCTGATTGACATTTAAATTCATCTTAAACTAAGATCTTAGGAAGACAAGCCCTAAAATTTATTTATTAATGAAGGATAAGAGGATTAAGAAAATGAACTCAAGCAATGAAAGAAAAAACTTTGCAGATGATCTACTTGAGAAGAAGCTGTCGAGATATGATAAACAGTTATCTATAGAAGGAGACCTAGACCTGAAAAAGTTATCAAAGCCTAGTAAAGGCAAATATACAAACACACTTAACAACATTATTTTAAAATACCAGATTGAACAAAAACATATAGCCGAAGTTTTAGAGATTGATACGGCCACCATTTCAAAACACAGAAATGGTAAAGGACCAATTAGCTGGGACATGGCCCAAATGTACTCTAAGTATTTTATTATTAATCATCAAATCATGGTTGATGCTTTTAGTTTATTAACAGGGAAGCAGAGACCAAAAGATAAGCTGTATTATGATACATTGGTTCCAGGAAAGATGCCTGTCATAGGTGAGTATAATCATAGCCAGGGACAAGTAAAAGTGTTTGACCATACTGTTCCGCCAATGAGCTTAACTTCAACAATGTACAATCACTATATTTTTAAAAATGCAGAAGATTGGGGACTTAATGCCATAATATACGCAGATGGTGAAGAGACAAAACCTTTTGAAAATTTTGATACATTTTACTATGACGATTATCATTATTGGATATTTTTAAACTCACCAATTGTTCAAAACATTGTACACAAGGGATCTTTGCAAAACCTATGTATTTGTAAATTAAAAGAATCTGACAACATTTTAGCTGGCATGCTTTATGAAAAGCCAAGAAGAAATCAGCAAGCTCCGATAACATATGAAATAGTAGATCCATATTGGGGAATGAAAAGATCTTTTCTACCAGAAAAATTAAACTTAAATGGTATTGAGTTAGATTGGGCCACTCCTATTTTATCAGTAATCACAAATCCATCCGCATCAGGAGTATTGCTGAAGCAGTCAACAATAGTTGTAGAGGAGGAATACTAATGACCATACCATCAGAATTGCTTGCTGAAGATTATGCTGAGATACTTGTAGCCGTGTACCCTTTTTACAATACAAGATATTTTCTTGATAGAAATCCTGGCCATGTTGAAGGTAGAGATATAATTAAAGATATGGCTGACAATGTTGATACCTGGGAAGATTTAAATACTTTTGTTTGTAAGAGAACAAACGATACTTTAAATGGCGATTACCTAGAAGAAGCATGTAATGAGTCTGGTACATTCAAAAGAGTTTTCACTATGTACTTAAAAGAAATAAAAGCTCATTGGCCTTCAGAACATGAAATGGATTCAAGAAGTATTTATGATGCATTTAAAATTCTTAATGGATGACAGAATGTAAATTTTTCAAATCAAGGGACCTTAATTGGTCCCTTTTTTTTGCCCTGGAGAAAAAAAGTTGTGGATAAATGTTTGCATATTAATGAACCAAAATGATCCTAAATACTATATGCTGATTGCTTATGATTACATTTAGATGGTGTGTTTATAAACTGTGCATAACTTTAAGAATC